GAAAAGAGAGACTTGCGTGGGATGGGGGGTGACCCATAGAAAAAACCCTACCACTGAGTCAGGCAGTGATAGGGCTTATCTGATGGCTCATTTATTCAGGACTATTGCCATCTCTCGTTGAACCATGTGATGCGTTCAAGAACTTTATCTTGTTTGAAACCGTTGCATCTTCTGCACATGGACTGTAGGTTGCTGATGTCATGGTTAGGTGGATCACTAGCTATCATGTGGTCAATAGTCCAGTCATTACCCTCTAAGTCTTTGCCGCATCTTGCACATACTGGTTCCAGTATTGTCTTAGCGTATGCTCTAGCCTTATGCCACTCTTTACTGCTATGCCAATCAGCCATTGTATTCCTCTAATAGTATTCTCAATGCAGCTTCTGCTTGTTGTGGTACTACTCCATTACCTAATGCTTTGAGGTGTGAGTTACGCTTTATTGGTACATCAGTCACCCAACCTTGAGGTAACCCCATCATCCATTCAGCGAACTCTGCTGACAGTCTATTATTACCATCTCTGCCATCGGCTTTTACTGGGCTTGGTGCTGGTCGTGTGATTTGCTCCCATTGTCTGATTGCTGGCTCAAAGCGTCCCCAAGTTAGTTCCATGTCTTTCGCTTGATTACTCAGCCATACTTGTCCAGTCTTGGATTTTACTTCACTTGATTGCTGTGCTGGAGCCTTTGCTCCCTCTGATGCGACTGGAGTCATTAGCAAGTTCATTCTTACTGCTACTCCAAGTGATGCTCCAGGCATTCCCTTAGTTTTACCATCAGTAAAGTCTTGTCTTCTCTGTTGGTAGTTTTCTACTGGTTCATCGTGATTTCTAACATGTCCAACAGTTGGTGTTGGAAACAAGTCTTTTATCTGGTCGCCTAATCTAACTTGATGTCCTTTGGAGATTGCTACTGCCTCCCCAACGATCCCCCCAGAGGTTTCCCCTGCCATTGGGCTTCGCAACAATGAAAACTCGTTCTCTTCTGTGTGGCGCTCCGACTGAACTAGCTCGTAAAGTTGTCCATTTAGCGTCATACCCGAGGTCTGCCAAGTTCCCAAGAACGGCTCCCAATGCTCGCAATCTAGGCTGGTTTGGTTTGTTTCCCATACAGTTCTCGCAATGTTCCATGTCAGTATTGGCTTTGGCACTTAGTATCCCTCTTACATTTTCAATGATTATTAGTTTTGGTTGGAGTTCTTCAATGGCTCTCACATAGTGTGACCATAGACCTGATCTAGTTCCATCTTTTAGACCTGCTCGTTTACCTGCTACTGACAAGTCTTGACATGGAAACCCTCCTGTAAGGATGTCTATTGGTTCTACTTTAGTGAAGTCTATTTTGGTTATGTCACCGTGATTAGGGATGTTTGGATAGTGGTATTCAAGTATTTGAGCTGCATCCTTGTCAATTTCAGAGTGCCATGCAACTTCTGCACCTAAAACATTAGATACTGCTATGTCTAAGCCACCATAGCCACTGAAGAGTGAACCTATTTTCATAATCGCCTTATCTTAGCCATCTCTACATCTACCTGTAAGAACTGTTCATCTACTGTATACACAGTTGGTTTAGTTACTAACCTTGCCTGACTTAGTGTCTCATAGTCCAAGGTCAATACATGTGTACGTTCATGGTTTACCATCACCAAGTAAGCGTTAGGTCTAACAAACTTCTGCTTACGAGCTGAGACATGAACAGTCCTGAATGGGAAGTGTGCACCTGTCCAGTGATGTTTGACTTCTACCTCTACTGCTATGTGCTTACCTGTGTTATCTGTTCCAATGAGGTCTATGCCGTATTGGTCTGGATTGACCCACATGTGGTAGCCATAACCTTTTAGCCATTGGATCACTAAGTCTTTAGCGTTATCGTCAGCGTTGTAAAGGTTGATGTCAAAGGGTTTCACTTGGACTCGTCATGCTTCTTTTTAAGATAAGCCAGTCTCTTCTTCTCTGCTTCCGTTAGTGGGATACGAGCCTTGGCGTACTTCTTAGCTAGTGCCTTAGCCTTCTTCCATTCAGACATTCTTCTCCACCTCGTTCTTGGTGATGTTGATTATCACATCAGCATCCATCCATTTACGAGCAGTCTCGATTGCTTTACGCAGGTCATTCCTGATGTGTGCTCTGATGTTGTAGTCAAAGTCGCATTCCATAGAGTTGCAGCTACATCTCAACATGGCGTTACAGGTATCGCATGTCCATGAATCACTCATTGGTGTTATCCTCCTGGTCTTTCTCTAGCACCTTTAGGAATAGTTGAACTGCCTTGATTGCATCGTCTATTCCTTGGTTATATCCAATGTCTCTCAGAGTGTTAGCATCATCCAGCTTGTAAACCCTAAGCACGTCAGTAATGGATCCAATGGTTAGTCGGATTACTGTGTCCTTTATCTGTTTCTCATAGGTCGGCATATTTCTTCCTTATCTCTGTTACCAGTATTTGTGTTGTGTTTGCTTTGTTAGCCCAGAATGCTCCAGACCCGATGTTTAGCGATTGACTAAACCAAAGGTTCTGATGTGTTTGTAGAAGTTCGATAATCTCTTCCATCGCTTTACGTCTTCCAACTCTTTCAGCTGCATTACGCATGTCATCAAGTAGTCCCCTGGTCATTACCAGATTGTTCTTTTCAGTCTCTCGACACTTGCAAGTTGTCATAACTATTCCTCCTCTTAGTTTTCGCAATTTGCTATGGCTTGTTCTTCTGAAACATGTAAGTCCCAGCAGGATGGTTGCTCGTAAGCCCAGAAGATAAGTCCACCAATCATAATGGCGAGCATGGCGAATGCTGTGCAAACTACATAAACAGTTTGTTTGAAACTAATCATTTTCTTCCACACTCTCTTTCAACATGTTGATAACCTTGTGGACTTCTGCTGATACTGGTTCGTTCATCATTAGATCTATGATGTGTTGTCTCTCAGCTCTGCGACCTAGCATGAATGCTGTGTTAGCAATAATTGCTGCCTTCTCTGCTACTTGGTCTGCATGCTTCTTGCTCATTTCATGTGCCATTACGCTTTCCTCCAGATTCTTGCTGTTCTTCCTGATTGTGTTTCGATTGTTCCAACTACTTGGAGTAATCCCAGCTTGTGTAGTTGTGATCGTTGTGTCCTGATGTTTTGGTCGCTGGTGGTTGGTGCTTGTCCGATGTAAGACAGTTGCCTGTATGCATCGCAGAGTTCTGGGTCAGTCATAGGTGTCAGTTCCAAAAGTTTTAGGATTACTGTCTTGACTGTGACTCTTTGGTCGATGGCATACTTAGCTGCTTTTAGTTGGCTCATCTTTTGTCTCTCCAGCCGATTAGTGCTGCATAAAGCCAGACTACGACTAGAACTGCTAGTAGTGGGATTCCGTATTGTGGTCTCTCCTGGACTAGATCTACTAGCTGGATGAATCCTAGAAGTCCCATGACTGTGGCTAGGAATGTTGTTGCTTTCTGCATGATTTCCTCTCATGTTTTACAGCTGTTGGTTGCTGTATTTAGAACTCTAACATCTAGCGCTGACATTTAGGAAGAGTGTGTCGAGAGTGTTTACCTAATTGTTACCATCATCGTAATCGGGCTCAGGAGGCTCGTACAGGGCAGTAAACCCTAAAGCGACCTGTGTATCACTTGACACCTGAAACGGGCTTGTAGGGGCTTCTAAAGGCTTCTCTGTGTGTTTGTGGGTTCGACGCCAGTTCTTTACCAAAATGACAGCATCTCGGTCATCGGTCTCAAACTCGGCACCACAGGAACACACTTCACGAATCATGGCTTTGGATGGAGAACTATCTCAACGCCATTCTCAGTTGGATCACTAGCGTAAACCTTGTCAGCGATGATGGAAACGATTTGTCCGTCATTAGACAGCACACCAGAAGATTGAAGAGCATCTCCAACTCCTCTGATGAGCTTGTCCAAGTCAGGTGCGGTGTTCGGGTATTTACGGGAAACCGACTTAGGTCTAGGCATGAAGAATGTTAGGTGAACTTCTACCGGCCCCAGCATTGGAACGTGATGCTCCATAGATGCAACCTTGCATGCCATGTGAACTGAATCTCTCCAGCCTGGCAACTTCTTAGAAGACTCCCACATCACTACATGACCATTGACTACTCTCGCAGTCTTTGACCCTTGTGGTGCTGGTTCCCCGTAAACCCGAATCTTCATTAGAACGGAGGGTTACTTGGGTCTGGTTGTGTGTTCCAAGCATTTGCAGCTGCGGTGTTGGTTAGTGGAACTGCCTTGACATCAACTGTGTAAGTTGGATGGTTTAGTGAATGCTCGACTACCTGGTATGTGTTGCCATCCTTTTCGAATGACCCTGCCTTAGTTCCAAGCTCACCAACAAATGTGACCACATCATCTTTAGTAATTGCAGATGGTAGTTCTAGCCACATAGTCCATTGACGCTTTTTTGTTATTTGCTCGCCTTTGACGTTGATCTGAAATGTTTCCCAGCCAGAGATAACTCTGCCCTTGTAATCTCCATTTTCAGCGACCTTTGAAACAGTAATCTGGACCTGTACTTTTGCCATGTTATCCACAGCCTCTCTCTTAATAATTTCTATTGTTTTTATATTGTTTTTTATATTGTTTATTAAGTGACATTAGTGTCACCTATTGCTACCTTAGATGTCACCTATTGCTACCCTAGATGTCACCTATTGCTACCTTGGATGTCACGTGTGTCGAAGTTATCCACAACCTCAAACTTAGGGACATAATCGTCAAACCTTCTATGCCAAATGTCTCCAGCACAGTCTTCTGGACAAGGAATATTTATCCAGTAGCGGTTTGTTTTTGGACCACCATAACTTTTACCATTATGACGATCCACGTCCAGTTCACCAGACTCCTCAAGCACAGCTAGTGCTCGGATTACCTGACGTTCTGAAACTCCTGCGTAATTCGCAAGTCTGCTGATAGATGGATAAGCTCCACCACCGGTGTCTTCTTCATGCCAGGCGATTCCAATTAGAACTAACTTTGGTGTACCTGCATGATGTGAATGATGTAAAACTGATGCGACACTCGCTGCACTCATTTGACTCTTCCCTCTGATGTTGTAAGTATTTTAGTGGAGCAGTTGGTTGCTCCCAGACACTCCTTAGAGTGTAGCCCTGTTCTGGTTGTTCTTCCTCTCCGACTAGAGCAGGGCATTTTACTTCTTGAGACCTTTAGCCAATTCTTCAATCTTGTTTAGCAAGTCTGGAGATACTCCCCTAGTAGCCTTAGCACGCTTGTAAACGCCTCGTAGAGCCTCTATGTCACCCTTTTCGAACTCTAGGTGGGCTAACGCTAAGAAGTCCTCTGCATTGAGGCTTACAGGGGCTTGATGCTGAACCTCTTGTCTGCTCGCAATACGCTTACCACCATCAGCAACTAGAACAGCGATGATTGCTCTTCCCCAAGCTGAGGTCTCTACGTTCTGAACTTCTGAATCACGGGTGAAATTACTTTTACCAGGAACAGGTTCCCAAGCAGTGCCATGCCCAGGAGTAATATCGTCAGGAGTCCGATAAGCAGCAGCGGTATAAACAACCCAACTCTTACCAGCAAACTCAATGAATTGAAGTGAGACTTGTTGTAATGATCCATTAGGGTACCTCTCTCTGAATGTGCGGATTCTCTCAGCAACATCGACATAATCATTCATAAAACTCATTGTTAGCCTCTCTTGAAAACAATAAACGGCAGACCAGAACCTCTAGCCTGTAATGATAGAACTTTATCCCCTTGATAAAGACCTACTTTCACCCCATCCATGAGGTGTAAGACTTTAGACTTTAGCAGCGTAAATTGCTTTTCAGTCTCTTCGGATAATTCTTTTGCTCTGATTAGTTGCGGATATAATTCGCCAAGCTCGATGTCACCATCAAAGATGTTTTCGCTAAGTGTCCTGACAGTCTCATAAGTGGATTGGCTTCCATCCCAGTCTGGAGGTGTAAGACGTTCTAAACACTCTAAGAACTCATAGGCTTTAGCAACTAACTCATTAGCGTATTCAGGGTCATAGTCAATTTCATGCTCGACCATCTCACCATTAGCCACAGCAACAAGAATGCCCTTTTCCAAACCTAGAACGTGCATGTACCACATCACCTGGTCTTTATAGTGAGGCGGTAATTCATTCATAGGGTTACGAGAAAACTTGATTTCCAGAACGCCTAATGATCCATCAACCCATTCGATAATGGCATCAGGGTTAGCCTTGAAACGATGTTCAGTTGCAGATGCCCAAGTCCCAGTATTGTGAGCTGTCAGCCATTCAGCATTCTCTGAAACCCATAAGTCCTGAATAGGTTGCTCAAAGATTGTGCCAAGTTTCATAGCCATAGAAGGACCAGAAGAGTCCCTAGGTAATTCCCCAATAGCCTCGTAATAGGCGGTGTATGCAGAACGCCAAGGGTTATGCCCCATGAGAGTTCCTACAAGTGAACCGGCAACACCTTTACGAGCTTCATGCCATTCGTCAGATGCGTGTTCGAAATACCCCAATAATTTGGCACAGCCAAGTTTTTCTATTTGTTGGTCAATAGTCATGCTAAACGCATAGTGGACTACTCAGACTTTGGAGATGTTCCTAGTGTGTTTTTAGG